GAGCGCATCATCAATCTCGATTTCGAGGCGCTGTCCTGCGACCTCGACCTCCTGATTGTAGATGCGTTCATTCATGCCCGAAAACTCGGCGCGAATCTTATCGACGACCTGGGTATCGGCGGAGGAATCCTCTTTGAGGATATCCCTCAGCCATGCCAGGTCCTCGTCATCGCTTTTCTCTGAGGCGATCTGGGGAGGTGCAGGGGCCGGAGCCGTATGCGCTGGAGCGGACCTGAGACCCTCAAGCTCCTCTTGGAGGAGCGCGATGTCGTCCCTGAACTCGTTCCTGGCATCCAGAACCTGCTTAAACCGGTTATACGGGACACGGTGGCCCGGTGCGTCGTCCTCATCCTCTGCGGGGCTGTCTTCCGCATAGGCCAGGTCGGCGCTATCTCCCTCATCCGCATATGCTTGTACGTCCTCAGCGGGGTCGGACGACTCATCTGGAGACACCTCTTGGGTTTCTTCTTCATCGGGGAGGTCCCCGCTGAGGAAGGCCGAGAGAGTTCCGTGATCTTCTTCACTCAACAAACCCATGTGGGTCTCCTTCGTTTAACGCCCGACCGGCGGGTTATTTCAACGCTGACGTATCCATCAGCGAGGTGATTTCAAGGGGCACCCCCCAGCGATCTGAAGTCGCCTTCGAGTGCTCCTTTCGATAGAGCTTGCCAGTGTTTAACTCGAACTGCAACATCTCGCGCAGGTTCAATGGCTTCTTGCTCTGTATCTCATCGGTCATGGCTTCGAGTTGGTCCATCCCCATAAGGGCCAACGCATACGCGAAGATCATATCATCGTGCCGCTTCCCCTGGGCCACCGGCTTGCCACGGTCGTTGTAGATGAACGTGTTCATCTCATGCTTCATGCGCTCATCGTGGATGTGGAGCCACCCCTTCGCGATGTATTCGTGCAGGCGACTGAGCATGAGAGGGCGGGTGGACACATTCGTGTTGAAGCCGATCTTCTCAACGAACCTCTCCCCCATCTTGTCGTACTGAGTCCTCTTGAACACGTATGCGTAGCCAGCACCGATGAGGTGCTCAAGGATGGCCAGTCCGTATGAGTTGCTCTCCACCACGCATAGGGCATCGAAGCGGGCCGCCTCCTGGTGAACCCTCGCCGAGAACTCGTGGGGAGGCATGCGCTGGTAGAACGTGGAGCACACCTTCGGTGACTTCTTGTCGGTGACATCCATCACCGCAAAGGAGGAGAAGTCCCCGGATGGTGAGCCTGACGCCACATCCACCCCCATGGAGTAGACCCTGTACGGGGACGGGTCCTTGTATGACTCGTATCCCTGGTGGGCCTGGGAGTGTGGGAAGACCATGTCGAAGAACTTCTCACCGGAGGTGATGAAGGCTTGGTCTGCGGTTGCTGGGAACTCCTGTAGGAGGGTGTTCCAGTTACCCATACATGTGATCTGAAGCGTCTCATGCAGCCAGTTGGCCTGGGGTGCCGAGAGGTCGAACTCGTCCGCATAGGCCTTGATCTTCGGATGCAGTTGACCCCGGAACTTCTTCTTCTGGTAGTGGGCGTCCTCCATCCACGGGAAGAAGATCTTCTTGTATCCGTTCTCGTCGCTTGTCCACATGCGGTGGGCGTCGTTCATCCCATTGGCTGTCGTCTCCAGGATGATCATCGCATTGGGACCAAGCGTCGGGTTCGTGGATGCGATGGTCTTGTCCGGGTCCGACCAGAAGGCGAACTCAGAGCAGTGGAGCGCCTGTAGGGTGGTGCCACGGATGCCTTCGGAGTTGGCCGTCGCCACCTTGACTGACCCGCCGTGGTTGAACTTGATTTCCCGCACATTCGACCGCTCGGTGGGCCGTTTAAGGAACTGCGGGAGGTAGAGGTAAAACCTCTTGTAGATCTCAAATATCGATTCGGCGGACTCGATCTGATGTGCCAGAACCCCAACCTTGAAGTTCGGAGTCAGAAGGGCCTTCCAGAACAAGTACGACGCGACAACCGTCGTCATCCCCAACTGACGAGCCTTCAGGATGTATATCCATGGGTTCTCCTGCAACGTCCCAAGGAACCGGTCCTGGGCCTCGTTCAGGATGAAGGGAACAACGTTCCCCCTCTTGTCGACGATCTTCAGATGGGTGCGGCAAAAATAGCGGTAGTCCCTCGCGCACTTGGATATCTCCCTGAGAACCCTCGGGTCAGTCGACATCAGTTGATCGCGGTCTCGCGCTGAATCCGCTCAAGCTCCGCCACCACGTCCTCCTCCGATACAACGCCGTCCTTCAGCGCCGCCGTCTTCGCCTTCACGTAATCCAGTTCGGCCTCGGCCTTCTGGATAGCAAGGTCGTCCAGGCGGTCCTGGGCGGCCTGAGACATACGAGACTTCATCTTGAACTCGTCCGTCGTTCGCTCAAGAACCCATGCGATAGCTCGCCAGTCCTTGTCGCCGTGGTCCACCAGCTTCTCAAGCATCTCTGACTTCGACTTGTGACGGGCCAGGTCCAGGCGATATGAGAACTCCTGTAGGGCCGGATGTGAGTCGTCGAGTTGGCCGTCTGCGTTCCACACCTTCAGGGATGCGTAGCTAACGCCAACCGTCTTGGCGATCAACCGAAGGGTGTAGCCCTTCGCGGCTAGCTCGTAGATGTCCTCCGCCATCTGCGGGGTGAGCTTGTTAGGGCACCGTTTGGCCACGACAGAACCTCCTCCATGTATCCGATTTGAGGCGCGGTGGTGTGTCCTCAGCGAGGACGCGGTGGAACGACGTCAGGAAGTCCACCAGGTCACGGCCAAACCGCGCCAGGTCCCACTTGTTCCCGGCCTCGTCACCGGGCCTGTTCTTGACCAGGCGCTTGTGCATCTGGCGCAGAACGTCACGGCACATGCGGTGCTTCTTTCCGAAGCCGCTGTCATGTATCCCGTGCATCATCTGGAGGAGGGCCTGTATCTCAGCCATCGCTATCGCGCGTGACGCCATCGCATTCGTGCGCTCCTCCATGAGGCCGGGATTGTAGAACAGGACGTCAACGCTGTTCTTGATCTCCCGAATGCAGTCACCCATCAGCCCCTCGACTATCTCTGCCTGGGACAGGGGCTGGGCGGCGATCTGATAACCATCACCAGCCTCGGCAATGATGGGATCCCTACCCACGATATCGATCCAACATCGACTTCAGCCCGAATGGGCCGTGGACGCGAGACAGATGCTTCGCGTGGCTCAGGAGGCAGCGGACCACCTCCTCCGGGTCGCAGTCCATCCGAGCCGCAAGGGCCAGTAGAAGGTCCTCGCTCTCCTGGTCCACCTCGTTCACCGTCAGCTTCACGAGGTTTCGAGGGCGGCCAGCCGGCAATGCCCCGGTCCCTGGGGACTTCTTCTTCGCTGTCTTCTTCTTCGCTGCCATGGGTCTCATCTCCTGAGTCTTCGGATGCGTTGCCTGACGAGCCGGGCAAACACATGGCTCCTCCGGTAGCAACGGTTTCCTGAGTTCCAATGGCACAGCCACTCTCGACCGTACCGGGCCTGGTACCGGACTATGGCCCCAACGCCGGCAACGATCAAGTCACAGTCGCCAGGAAGGCCAGAATTACAGTGGAACACAGGTATCACCTGCAACGCCCCATGAGCCCCGCGATGGCTCACGGCAGCACGATTGAACCGGCTCTCCGTATACGACAACGCAACAGCCGTCGCGATGTCCACGCCACCCTCGTGAGCAGCAACGCCAACATCAACGCAAGTCTCGAAACGGTCGGAGCCCAACGACCCCCACGACAGGGCCGTCGAGCACAGGGCCATCACATAGAAGACCACTTCCGCCTCCCATACTCCGCTATCAACATCGCATCCGCAGTCCTATGCGTCACCTTCTCCGATGGCCACAGACGCTGGGCAGCAGACTTCGTCACGTTCTTGTCACCCCCGCTCCTGCACTCCATCAACTGCTGCCACTTCGCAGGCGTCACCTCCGTGAACGGAATGGCATGCGATACCAGGACCCCACGGCAAAAACCGTAGCTCGTACCGAACTTGAAGGTCGATGACACACCCTGCCTCGGCATCGAGTGGACCTTCTCAAGGTATGCCATCTGGATACGGGGAGCCCAAACCCCCACAGCGGTCGATACGTCGTGCTCAGTGCGGTCCAATCGGATCACCTCGCATATCGCGCCACCCTCGTCGACAACGGCCACACAGCCCGAATAACCAGGGTCGATCCCCATGTAAAACGACCGACACATCAGAATACACCAGGCGTCATGTGCTCAAATCGCATCCGACTGCCCACCCAATGCACCTCGTCAATGCCAAGGTCCTCGCGAACACCATCCCTGAACTTGTCCATGCCTATCTCGGCCAACGACTTGGACATCCCAGTCCCAACACGGTGGGGCAACCACGGAACAAGGGCGATATCAGCGTCATCCTCGATCGCGCCAGACCCCTTCGCATCACTGATGGAAGGCCGTCTCTTGCTGCGTTTAGCCTCCAACGTGGGCTGAGACAACACCACCACCACACAGTCAAGCTCCACCGCCAGCAGCTTCAAGCCATGACTGTTGGCCGTAATGCCCTCCTCAGCCGTGGAGTCGCGCCTGTTCGCTCCACCACGCATCAGTTGGAGGTAGTCGACAATCACCATCCCAGGCTTCCCATACTCCGTCATCTGCTTGCGAGCAGCACGGCGGATAGCAGACACCGTACCGCACTGAGGACCCTCTATCTGGATGGGCAACGCCGCAATCGAGTCCGCAGCAGCCATCACCTTCGAGTAGTCGTACCCATCCATGTCAGGCTTCATCTGGATGTGGAGAGGAACACCGCTCTTCGCCGATACCATCCGCCCGTATACCTGGCGGGGTCCCATCTCATAGGAGCAGATGAGGACAGGGAAGCCCTGTTCAGCAGCAGACAACGCGAAGTTGTTGATGCTCAGTGCCGACTTCCCGTGCCCAGCGCACGACATGACAGCCACCTGCCAGCCAGGACGGAAACCGCCCCCAAGGATAACGTCCAAGGGCTGTATGCCAGTCGAAATAATCGTCTCATCTGCCTTACCCTCCTGCACAGAGATGACGTAGTCTATATGCTCGCGTACGCCCTCGTGCGCCAGAACCCCACTACCGGTATTGCCACGGCTGTTGAGACCCCTCAGGACCTCCTCAGCCCTGTCTATGGCAACGTCAGCAGGCAGGTCGGTAGCACCAAGGTCAGCTACCTCCATCCCGGCATGAATGAGCGCCCTCTTAGCCGATTTCTCCAGAACAATCTGCACATACCTCGAAAGGTTCGCCCGTGAGGGCAGCTTGTCCAGGACCCTCGACAACTGGATAGCACCGCCGAAGCTCTCCCATAGACCCTTGTCTCGGAGCCACTGATGGATGCTCACCTCGTCAAATCCCTTGTCTCTCGACCACAGAGCACACATCGCGTCCCACAACGTGGCGTTCCGGCTCAGGTAGAAGTCCCCTCGAAGGAGACCTCGCCCATCAACCTCCTCAAACAACGACGGGTCGACGAGCAAAGTGCTCAACACCGACCCCTCAGCCTCAGTGGACCTGGGTAGGTCCTCAAACATCCCTTCCCTCATAGTCAAAACCGCTCCCTCGCGCGTGCGCGCTTGAAGATATATCTATCTAGATATCTTGGTTGCTAAGAGAACATCTCTAAACAACACCGATATCTAATCCTAAAGAACATCTCTCAATTACCACCGATATCTAAGATATCTCC